AAAATACGAATAACTTGTTACAAAATACGATTCAAACACGGTTTGCAATTTCATTTTCCATCACCCTTTAATTTAACTAAGGAATCTTCCCATCGTTCATCTTCGAATAAAATCGACATTAGCTCGATTGTGCGTCCCAGAAACGGACTCAAATGCCACGCACTAATGATGTTGTTTATTTTAGGAAGATGACTAAATCCATAAACGTCGCCGAACTCATCAGCGGCTAAGTACTCAACCCAGTGTGGGACCAGTATCTCGATGCCAAAATACACCACAAGCTTGTTATTTTCTTTTACTGACATCTTTCTCATTTCGCGGCTTCACTATTCAAACAAACCAATCAAATTCACTAAAGAATCTTCCCAATTCTCGTCACCGTCAAATTCCACCACGCCCAATTCGACATTCTCACCGTACACATTAAAAAATCCTAAGTCGACGTCAGGTTTAAAATAATACCCAAAAAGAGTACCATCTGCGTCAGCGGCTAAGTAATTTACAAAGGTGGGAACTTCCAAATCAATCCCGAAATAAGACACACATTTAGTCTCAAAAGATGTCGTGATTATTTTCATTGCGCATCCTCACCAATCAAATTCACAGAAGAATTTTTCCAGAATCTCACTAAAGAATCTTTCCAACGCTCATTGTCGCCAAACTCCACTTTCCCTATTTCGAGACGATAGACGCCTTCTTCTTCATCATTATCATATACCCACCATCCACCGTTACGAAGTTCCGCCCGTAGAGGCTTACACTGATACCCCCACAACTCGCCGTTCTTATCCGCAGCAATATACTCCACCCAATAAGGCACCGATATTTTAATGTCGAAATACTCGACTTCTTTAAATAATTCACACAAATTAACTATTTTCATCTCATTTCCCATTCACACACGAACCAAAGAATCTGACCAGCATTCATCATTCTCGAATTCCACTTTACAAATTTTTAACCAATAAACACTTCCATCACCCTGAACATCCCACCATCTGTTATCGTTACGTGGTTGATTACGATAACAATACACGTCTCCATCAACATCAGCGGCAATATATTTCGCCCAAGAAGGGACTGACATCTCAATACCAAAATACGTAACAACTTTAGACCTTCCACCCCAATTAACGAATTTCATGTAATTTTATTTCCTGTATAAATTCAATATTATTAATTGGGGATTCATTTCCCCATGTATGCCATCCCTGAATTTTTTCTCTTGCAAATAATTCGATGCGTGGGATATTTCCAATGCTTATCATTTCTTGAATATGCTTCAATCTCGCACTCAGCAATTTCTTTTGCTTCTGATAAACTAGCTCCGCGATACATGAGAGTATTTATCACATATCGCTTGAACATTCGTTTCCAAATAAAATAAAAGTGATGACAGAGATAATCATTCATCATCATCTTCCACCTCGACCCAAATATCAACAACAGTAGATAGAGATTCATTAATTATTTGTTGCTGCTCTTCATCTGTCATTCCTTTCCATTCTGTTTCTGTTATATCCAGCTCTACTTGACTCAGAGAGCCGATCGTATTTGTCTGTGCTTTAAGTATCATTTGTTTGCTCATTATTTAATTTCCGGCGAAGCTGGATAAGTAAATTCAGCCCACGCTAACACTTTTTCATTTTCTTCTATATCACCATGATAATATTCATATTCGGGATGATAATATTCTTTAACCCATTCTACGCTATGAAACCAGTCACAACCTTCATTTTGCGCGGCCCAGTCAGGAATATCTTCCTTGCTGTCTTCCCATGAATAGATATTTTCGCCCGTTGGTGTAGGTTTATTTTGATAAACTAAAACAGTAACAAAATATTTTAATTCAGCGGGTTTATAGTAGTATTGTACTTTTCCATTTTCATCAATATCACAATAATCAAATCTTCGAATGGTTTTTTCAACATAAGCCCAGCACTTAATTTCTTCTCCGACTTTGACGTCAGGATGTTCTGTGAAATTCCAATCTATATTAAGCATTGATTTCAATTTATCTGCAATCTCATTCAAAATTAAATAATCATCACAATTCGCAGTTCTTGCTAATTCTTGACATGCGGATATTAAAGACTCTGTATTGCTCATAATGACCTCTTATTGATAATCATATTTTCACAAATTTCTTTAGCTCGATAGCAAGTGTCAATATCGAACCAGCCAAAATGACATTCACTTGTTTTGATTCCCAATTTATTTGCAAGCCAATTATAAGCATCCTTGCGACTAAAAGTAGCGCCGTTGAATTTCCATAACTTCTCAAAATATGGCTTGCATTGCTTCCGTGCATTGCGAGTTTCAGCGTCAGCGAGAGTGCCTAAAGGAATATTAGTAAAAGGGTGCATACCGACGTATGCACCGCAGCAATTACATAAATAAGCCCATGGCCAATTTCCGAAACTTCTACCATCATATATTTCTTTGTGACTTGCTATTTTTACTGATGAGCCACAATAGTTACAAATATCTGGCGGGGGAAGGGGATTCTTTACTTTAAGTATTGCTTTTTGACATGGATTCCACGGTGTTTTTTCCATGATTAATCCTCCCAATGGCTGGTTATTAGTTAATAGGTGGAGTTAAAATATTTCGCAAGATTCAGAGCATGAACCGGTATCAAAACGTTTGGCTGCGATCATTTCCTGATATAGATTTTGGTAATCTGCATTGGAATACATCGTCGCTATTCCATCTAATGATAGGTTCCCTCGGTACATAATTTCTTTGGGCGTCTTTCTGTGCCCGTCACGGACATGTTTACTCTTAATGCAATACTCCTCGAAAACCATTTTTATGATGGGTTCGTCTCGACATGCCAATCCTAATTTTTTACTGCTCTTTTTTATACAAAATACACAATTACCAAGATGTTCTGGTATGGTTAAATCAAATAACTGCGTTTTCCACCAATCCAGAACGTCCTGTTTATCGAAGTCACTGATATCTGCGAGATAACTGACACCCTCTTTCTTTGTCAATCGTCGTGGCTCATCTGCACGAATGCCTATCCATGTTTGATAATTGCCGCGCCCGAAATGGTCATTGCAGTAATCGCGGAACGGTCGTAATTTCAAACGGTCAGTGCAAAATGCGCCGCCAATGTAGGGCGTGCCGTATTTTTTAACCATATCCATGAACGGCTTATATATCGGCATCCTTGTCTGAATGTCGTTCGGTGTCCAGACTTTGTAACCGTTTGATTTTCCCAATTCAGGGTTCATCTCTGCTTGCAATATGATGAAAATATGATGTGGAATGTTCCAAAAACCGATGACGTTACGCAAGAATTTATAGGTAGATGGATGTTCCGCTCCTGTATCCATAAACACATAGCGGACATCCTCACCCTGTTTGCGGCGCTGCTCCATCAAATATACGAGGTATGCCGATGTCCTGCCGCCCGAAATTGATACGACATTGATCATAAGATGCTCTTATTTAATTAACATAACGATTGCTGATATATTCATTGTCCATTGAGCCTAATAATTTAGTTCTTAACTCCGTAAGAATCTGTCTTTCTTCATGCGTGCTGCATGAAGTAAATGCAGTTGAATATTCGACATGATGCTTATTTAAGTCTTCATTAAACGAGATAAGAATTTCTAACTTCACAGCCATAAATCACCTCATTGAATTAAATAGTTATTTTTCAGGATTTCCAAGAATAAATACGCTATGAGTAAAGTCGTCGCACTTTACTCTTTTATCGATTTCTCTTTTTTGCTTTTTCCTTTTTTTATCTTTACGACTACGACACTGAACACAGCTACCGTTTGAGACATATCTTAGAGTGTGCCCATGTGGGCACGGGTCGCCATTAAATTTTTCACCATATATCATAATTATCCTTATTTGGATTGTTGTATCACAAGTTTATTTAATTCATCTTCAAGAGACTTAATGTAATTATTTTTCTCCTCAGCAGCGTTAAGTGCTGTAAACGGATTTCTAGTTATTCTCCCTCCCGGAATTAACCAGCCTTTGTGAAAGCTGGAATACGGGCAATAAATCTTTCCAACTTGTATATTATCGTGCGAGTGTTTCATTTCCATTGATCCCCAAATTTGAAACCGATTTCATTTAATGATTCGTCCATTTTTTCTATAAAATCGGGAACTAGGTCGTCGAATTGCTGCATAAAATCTTTATCACGCTCGACGATGACATAATGAATTCCTTCTCTCGTCATGCGCGGGTCATAATTAGCAAAGTACCATTCAGTTTTGCCAGTAACCCACATTGAATATTGAACTTGAGCCATATAATCAGATTTAATGGCATCAAAACCACCCAAGCGGAATTTCATAAATACGGCAGTAGTGAAAGGGCACTTGAGTTCAAGCCCTCGCCCATCACTACAAAGCCCGTCTGGAGAGCACGCCGTTCTTAGCGATTCATCTTTGAACAGAATTGATGCTTCCGTGACATTAACATCAGCAACAAACTCAAACGTTGCTCTTGCTGATTCTTCGTAATTTTTCCCCCATGCTAATGCTTTAGCATTTATTTCTTGTGCACTCCCTGTACAAATTTCACCCATTAGTGTATAGAAATATGTCAGCTTAGTGTCAGTCCATTTTGTACCGCTACGTGACTTTGATATCACTTTTCCGGCTTCCGATGCCGTTATTACGCCCAATCTTAATTTGCGCCAGTCGCAGTTCCCTTGCTCAACTGTGAGTAAATCAATCCCTGTTTTGCTCACGACTAACTCATTACTGACCATTTTCAGCCGCCTTTTTTTTCAAGAAATCAAGCACTTTTATTGCTTCTGATTCTGATATATCGGCAACAGCAATACATTCACGATTGAATATTTTTGAGCATAGCGGCAATAAATCGTCTTTCCACGTTTTATTCATTGACTCTAAGTGCTTATCAATATTTTCTTTTGTTGATTGAGTTAGTTCGTCTGATTTTTGCCCCGGCAAACGACCGTCGATATCTTCGTCAGCTGTTGCTATCCCCAGCGCGCCTGTCAATGTATATCGTCGCAAATAAGTGATAGCCGATGCTGATTGCTGAATATTATTCTTGCCGCCCGACGTGTCGGGAGTTGATGACATTTCGCACGCTTCTTGATGCCCGGAGCGTTGACTAACAATGCATTTAACAGTTATCACTCCGTTTTCCATCTTTTGCTCAAAGCGATATGAGAGACCATGCTGTTGTAAATAGGGTTTTATCTGCTCCGAAATATCATCGAGTGATGCGTATTTATATTTTGCTTTTCCGTTGCCGAAGTCTGCGCTTTTTAACTTCTTAATTGTTGGTAGGGCGCTTTGGAATGAAGCCATCGAATCTAAAAATTCTTTCCTTGATTGCCCGGCTTCCCATTTTGTTTGTAAGTCCAGGAGCTTCTCAAGCTTATCAATATCAGCATTTGAAGATACGGCCATTTCAATTAATCGCATGGGCGCATTAGCAGTCACTGTTTCGCTGTGTTCGTGACGAACTAATTCTTGATTCATAATAGATTCCTCTTATTTTTGGGTTTTTAACAAACAAACTTCGTATAAAAAATCACTGAGCAAATTCATCGCTTCAATGTTATCTTCAAATATATTGCCAAAATATTTATTTGTTATGTCTGAGAATAGCTTAGTTGATTCAAGTGGAAGTTTATTGTAAATAGTTTCTGCGTCCATGCCTTCTTGCTCTAATATAACTTCCCTGTAATGCTCCTCTTCCAGCCTTTTTTCTTCAATTTCATCATAAACGGCGTATGGACTCATATTATAAAGCCTCGATTTTATAACCCATGTTTTTGAAATATTCCTTTACTTCGTTGAAACAAAGACATGTTGAGTTAAGTATCTCGTTAATATCACCTTGAATTGAAATACCCCCGTCATTCTTGTCTATTTCAATTTCATTACCATTTTTCGTATGTTTATTTTTAAAAGAACCGCAGTGAATCTTAATCATAATTACCTCATGAAGATTAAAATAATTGTTGCAAAGAGAACTAAACAGACGGGATAGAGCATAGCGAAGAGCCATTCTTTAATCATATTCATATGCTAATCTCAAATAGTTCATAGCTATTGACCAATTTATATTGCTCATCAATTGACGAGCAATATAAGCTTCACATTGAGCTAGATTGAAAAGTTGTTTGTTTATTTTCATGATATACCCCTTTAGCCCTCCACTGGCTTTAAAACTACATGTTATTAAAACTCACCACGGCTTATTTTAATTAATGCATCATGATGCTTTTCAGCCGCTTCTTTTGTTAGATGAATCCTGCCATTTTCTAATAACTCGATGTCCATTTCGTCACATTTCCAATTTACTGAGCCTGACCACCCCGTCACATAGTATTTTTGCCCCTCTTTTAGCTCATAATCAATCGGCTTTGGAAAACTGACTTTCCCGATCGTGATCATTTCCGGCTTGCGGCGATACAGAGAATTAATGTTCCAATCCGGATTTGAACGAAAAGTTCTCCATTCTTCATCAGGACATAATTGTTCCCACAACAACCAAGGTTCATCAGTTCTCGAAGCATCGAGCGCATATTCAAGCATTAAATCAGCGTGCATGTGTTTTTTATTGTCTGACATTGTTTAGTCCTCTATTTAATTAATAATTAGCTTCCCTGCCAGTAATTCCCTATTTTCCCCTGCGTGGCGAAATATTCATTATCTTGCTGTAATATTGCTACTTTTCTTATTCTTGACTGAATAGAGAAACGTATTTGATAAGCA